AACCTGATTGATGAGATTGCACAACTCATTGATTCGACTCTTTTCAAACTACGCTTTCTTAAATAGGCTCCAAAATGATGAAATCTAAAGACTCCGCAACGAAGCAGCCAGCCGGTTACGGCTTTGGCTCGAGCGCTAAGGTTCCTGCTGGCGTTGCCAAGCAAGAAAAAACCGGCGAGCGCAAAGAGCGCATGGTCAACGGCGTTGGCATGGGCCAAGCTGACATGGCTGGCAAGGACAAGCAGTTCAACACCGGCGTCACTCCTGGCGTTTGCTACACCCACGACCGGATGTCCTATCAGAAATGATTAGACCCCTGCGTAACTTCATCACGGTGCAACCGTCCGTCAGGAAACTGTCGGACGTGATCCACGTCAACAACCGCGAACCCTTTAACGAGGGCACAATCGTCGCGGTCGGACCCGAAGTTAGAGAAGCTCGAGTCGGGGACCGGATCAAGTACGGGAACGGTGACTACCTTAATTGGCCAACCCACAACAAGGACGGCCAGGACTATCAAATCATCCAAGAGGCCGACGTTTGTGCGGTCGTTGAATAAAGGGAAATTATGAGTAATTCAGTCGCAATCGGAGTCGCGTATTCCGATCCAGAGTTTACGACGTGCTACGTTAGTCAGGAGCTTGGGTACGCGGCAGCAGCTCAGGGCGCCGTTACCCAGGCCACCAGCAAGTCAACAGCGGTCACGCTCAACAAGAGCATGGGCAAAATCACAATGAATAACGCTGCGCTTGCAGGCGGGGCGACAGCACTCTTTACGCTTAACAACAGCACGATTAGCGACAACGACGTTGTGGTTGCCAGCATTTCGGGCGGCGCAACAGCGGGTTCTTATTGGCCGTTTGTTGCTGACAAAGCAACCGGAAGCGCAACCATTGGTCTGTACAACAACACTGCCGGCTCGCTGTCGGAAGCTGTTGTTGTGAACTTCGTTGTCATTCACGGGGCAAGCTAAATGAGCATCCATGACGATCTCGATCTTTTGAAAGAGGCTGTTGCTGCGTTGGAAGACCAGATTAACGAATCGTCAGACGATATTCATTCCCAGGCGTTTGAGGATGGCTCAGAATCTGGCAAAGCTGAGCTGGCCGAGGAAATCGCGGTCATGATGGGCGCAATCGACAGCGAGGAATGCCCAGAATGCCGTGATGTTCTCAAGCGCGTATTGGACCAGCACATTGCTCAGTTTCTGGCTGTTGGCACGCATTCTTGCGAGCTGGAGCCAGAGGACGAGGATGAAGACGGCGAAGTCTTTGTTATTACTTTCCCGGATGAGTGATGAAACAAGGTTTGTACGCCAACATCAACGCGAAGCAAGAACGGATCAAGGCCGGCTCTGGCGAGAAGATGAACAAGGTCGGCAGTAAGGCGGCTCCGTCTGCTGCTGACTTCAAGCAAGCTGCCAAGACTGCTAAACCGGCGAAGAAGAAGTAATGGCTACAAAGCACGACAAGCCCATTCCCCGGACCACCACGGGGAAAGGCAAGACTTACAACCCGACCGAAAAGGGCGCCGGGATGACGGCAAAAGGTCGTGCTGAGTACAACCGAAAGAACGACGCCAATCTCAAGCCACCAGCGCCGAACCCCAAGACCGATGCAGACAAAGGCCGCAAAGCCAGTTTCTGTGCTCGGATGGAAGGAGTCGTAAGAAACGCGAAAGGTCCGGCTGAGCGTGCCAAGGCATCGCTGAAAAACTGGAACTGCTAATGGCTGATTACCCGAGGATCACCGGGACGATCAGACCGACGCCACGCAACCGTGTCTCTGGTTTCCTAGCCGACTTGCTCGAGCTGGGCGCCAAAGGTTACGACGTCGGCTCGACGCTCCAGGCCGGCGGTCCGATCACCGAGGGCAAGCTCTCAACACCAGTTAGCGATTTGCTCGGCATTCCCGAACTACAACGCACGCTTAACAGAGTCAGCTACAACGAGCCATTGACTACCGGCACGGGTTACACGACCAAACTGCGACCGGACACGGTATCGGCGGCAATGACCGTTGCGTCAGGCGTCGGACCAACTGCCAAAGCCGGCGCAGCAGGGGCTAGAATGGCCGGCACAGCTCTGAAAGACTTGGCGACGAGTGATGTTGCCTATAACTCGATGATGAATGCTATGCGGCGTGCTGGCGGGCTGACAGAGATGCTCCCGCAAGAAGACGCTTTGATGCTAGCGCAACGACGCGCGGCTTTGCCGGTTGAAAAAGGCGGGTTGGGATTGCCAACAAATAACACCGCTGAGCAACGAGCAAAGGCTATGGAGTTTGTTGATGATCTTTACCATGCGACAGATGCTCGAAGAGATTTTGAATCGTTTGTTCCGTCTTCGCGTGGCAAATTGGGTGCTGGTGTTTACACTAGCCCGTCTGCAAAATACACAGAAAAGTATGTTGAAGACGACGCAAGAATAATGCCGCTGTTAAGTCGCGGTCAATACGCTAACGCTGACACGCGAATTGCGGTAGCAGATGAAATTCTTGACAAATATGCTGACGAGCTTAAAAGAGATCGTGCAGACTTTAAAATGAATGAATGGAAAGCAAGAACCAATCAAGCCTTAAAAGACATGGGTTACTCAGGCGTTGATGTTGGAGAAGAACGCTTAGTTTTCAATCCTGAAAATTTGCGTTCACGTTTTGCCGCATTTGATCCTTTCCGTCGAAGTACGGCTGTCGCAACTGCGATGGGCGTTGCCGCTCCCGACTTGTTGGCTAAAGAAGCTGCCGACAAAAAGAAAAGAAAGTAAGATGCCGTTTCAGCAACCGATCAACCGTCTATTTTTTCGCTTATAAAAGATGATCCCTCCGCACGTTCCTACTGAGACGTCAAAAGCCAAGGTCGAGCAGACTGCTGGACTCGGCTTGCCGCAGGATCAGATCGCGGCTCTCATCGGTATCAGCGCTCCGACGTTGCGTAAGTACTACGAGGTCGAGCTGGCCGTTGGCAAGGCTAAAGCCAGCGCTTCCATTGCAGACACGCTTTACAACAAGGCGATGGCTGGCGACACCACAGCGATGATCTGGTGGTCCAAAGCCCAGATGGGTTGGGGCGAGCGCAATACCACCGTCCTAAGCAATCCGGACGGATCGCCGGTTGAGGGCATCAAGGTTACCTTTGTTAAGCCAAGTGAATGAGCTTGACTATGCCGTATCAAACGCCGAGTTTCCTGAGAAACTTTCGGTACTTTTTGACAAGCATCGGTATAAGGTAGCGTACGGCGGTCGAGGTGGCGGTAAGTCTTGGGCGATTGCTCGAGCGTTGCTCATCATCGGCGCATCAAAGCCAACTCGCATTCTCTGCGCTCGGGAATTTCAAACATCAATCCGTGATTCGGTGCATAAGCTCTTATGCGATCAGATCGAATCATTGCGATTGCATGGGTTCTATGAAATAACCCAGACGTCAATCAGAGCTAAAAACGGCTCTGAATTCTTCTTTGTTGGACTTAAAAACAATGTCTCAAACATCAAATCGTTTGAGGGCGTTGACATTTGTTGGGTTGAAGAAGCGCAATCTGTATCCAGAATGTCATGGAATGTATTAATCCCGACAATCCGTAAGCAGGATTCAGAGATCTGGATCAGCTTCAACCCGGAGCTTGAGACTGATGAAACGTATCAACGCTTTGTGGTGCATCCTCCTGCTGACTGTGTGGTCACTAAGATCAACTGGAGCGATAACCCCTGGTTCCCAGAGACGCTGAGAGCTGAGAAGGACGCGCTAAAGGACCGAGACCGGGAGGCTTACAACACGGTCTGGGAGGGCATATGCCGGCAGACTGTCGACGGTGCAGTGTTTGCCAGGGAGATGCAGGACGCCGAGCTTCAGGGACGCATTGGGCGGGTTCCGTTCGATCCTAGCAAGCCTGTTCACGCTGTGTTCGATCTCGGATGGACTGACGCTACGGCGATCTGGTTCTTGCAGTTTGTCGGCATGGAAACGCGCTTGTTGCGTTACATGGAGGACAATCAAAAGACAATCAGCTATTACCTAGCGCAATTGCAGACGTTTGGATACCATTACGACACGTTGTGGCTTCCGCACGACGCTGAAAACAAAACGCTTGCTGCTGCCGGCAAATCTATTGAGGAGATTGTCAGAGCGGCGGGATACAAGACACGAATCATTCCTCGAGTGCCAATTGCTGATTCCATCAATGCTGCGAGAACTATTTTCAACAACTGCTGGTTCGACCGAGAAGCCTGCGCAGAAGGTCTTACCTGTCTGCGCCATTACCGCTACGAAGTCGATCCAGAGACGGGTGGATTCTCAAAGTCACCACTTCACGACCATTATTCGCACGGCGCAGATGCGTTTAGATACATCGGACTGATGGTCAACGAACCTAAGTCACGCAAGAAACAACAGACGTTTACGTTACCTACGAACTGGATGAGCTAATCATGGCGAGCTATCAAAACGACGGCGAAGATTCACGCATTGCAAGCGCGATGCAATTCCTCCGGCTGGCGAGCGAAGCCGATAGCGTCAACCGTAGCGATGCGCTGGACGATCTGCGCTTTGTCAGCGGCGATCAATGGCCGGTTGAGATTCAAAACAGTCGGAACCTGGAAGCCCGACCCTGCCTGACGATCAACAAGCTCGATGCCTATTGCCGGCAGATCGCCAATCAGCAGCGCCAGCAACGTCCCCGGATCAAGGTGCATCCGTGCAACAGTTATGCAGACAAGGAAACAGCCGAGGTTGTCGAGGGTATCTGCCGGCACATTGAGATCAACAGCGATGCTGATAGTGCTTACGACAAGGCGTTTGAGTATGCCGTCAGGATGGGTTGGGGCTACTGGCGCGTTGTCACCGACTACACGTCTCCTGAGTCGTTTGATCAAGAGATTTACATCGAGTCAATCGAAAATCCGTTCTCGGTCTACTTTGATCCAAACTCCACGGTTCTCGACGGTTCGGACCAAGAGAAATGCTTGATCACGACAATCATGAGCAAGGAGAAGTTTCGGGATCTCTACCCAGACGCCGACGATGGTGGCAGTTTTAGCGCTCGAGGTGGTGGCGATAGCAACCCTGAATGGGTGACCAAGGAAGATATTCGGATTGCCGAATACTTTTACATTGAGCGCACGCCGGCAAAGCTCTACCTGCTGAACGACAAGTCACGCCTGTTCAAAGACCAGCTCCCAAGCAAAGAGTTCATGGCTGCAAATGGCCTTGAGATTGTCGGCGAGCGGGACTCGTACAAGAAAGTCGTCAAGTGGGTCAAGCTCACGGCGATGGAAATCCTCGAGGAGCGGGATTGGCCAGGCAAGTACATTCCGGTTGTGCCGGTCTATGGCGGTCGAATCGTCATTGACAGCAAGTCAATCAAATACGGTCTGGTGCGCTATGCCAAAGACCCTCAGAAAATGTACAACTTCTGGCAAACCTCAATGACCGAGGCGATTGCTTTGGCGCCAAAAGCCAAGTGGCTGCTGGCCGAAGGTCAAGACGAAGGTCACGAAACTGAGTGGGCGGCGGCAAACATCAAAGCCACGCCGGTGCTGCGTTACAAGCAGACCGATATTGAGGGCCGGATGGCGCCGGTCCCGACGCGCCTGCAACCCGAGCCACCGCCTGCTGGCATCATGGCTGCTGCCGAGTCTGTCAGCAACGATCTGCAACAGGTCGTTGGCGTCTTCGATCCGAGCCAATTGCCGACCGGCAACATCAGCGGTAAGGCGCTGAATGGTCAGCAGCAACAAGTGGATATGACGAATTATCACTACTACGATAATTTGACCAAATCCATTGCTCAGACTGGTCGGATCATCTTGGATCTGGTGCCGAAGATCTACGACTCCGAGCGCGTGATGCGCATCATTGGCGTCGATGGCAAGCCAGATCTCATTACCATCAATGCAGCCTCCCAAGTTGGGAGGGTCTTGAACGACGTGACTGTTGGTGAGTACGACGTCAGCATGGACACGGGTCCTGGCTACGCATCACGGCGCATCCAAGCGGTCGAGGCAATGATGCCGCTCATTGGCGCAAGCCCAGAGCTGTTCCAGGCTGCTGGCGATCTGGTATTTAGGCAGATGGACTTTCCCGGTGCTGAGATCATTGCCGACCGGCTGGCAGCGGTTAATCCGCTGGCGCAGATTGATGAGAAATCAGATATACCGCCACAGGTTCAGATGCAGCTTGCACAAGCAAAGCAGCAAATGCAGATGATGCAGCAGCAGATGCAAGCGATGCAGCTTGAGATCAACAACCGTGGCCAGGTGGCGCAAATTAAAGAAGAAGGCGCTAACAAGCGCAAGCTCATGGACGTCACCGCTCGAGCGCATAACACCGAGACAATGGCCGAGGTTAAGGTCAATGATCAAAACACTAGGTCGATTACGAGCCAGAACAAGACCGAGATTGACGCTCTGGTTAACCTGCTAATCCACAATATGCCGATTGACGCATTGGCACGTGAGATTGAACGGCGAAATGCTGAGCAAATGATGGCTGCGACCTACGCCGTGCAGGACATTGACCAAGAGCAAAACCCGTTTATGCAATAGTCTTTGACACCGATGCAAAAGCGGGTTATATAAGCGCAATCGTACCGGCGCGTTTCACCGGGAAAATCCGTGGGTAACCATGAGCGAACCAAGAGAGACAACGCAAGTTGTCACAAGCGAGAATCAGGCCGAATTTTTTGCACAGAAACTGGGTTTAGCTCCCGAAGGTGAGATTGAGGCTGCTGATGAGGCAGAGCCAATCGAATCCGAGGTTGAGAATGAGCCAGAAGCGGAAGATGAAGCACCAGCCATAGAGAACGAAGGTAAACCGAGCAAGCTGAAGGCGCGGTTTTCAGAGCTGACTAGGCAACGCGAACAGGCTCGAGCTGATGCTCAGCGTGAGCGTGATGCCAGAGAAGCGCTGGAAGCACGGCTGGCGGCTTTGGAGCAAGGACAGGCGCCGAGACAAGCTCCTGTTGCTGATGCCAAGCCGACGCCGGATCAATTCACGGATGCTTTTGAATACGCAGAAGCATTGGCTGAGTTTAGCGCTGAAAGGGCACTTAAAGAACGGGATCGGCAGGATCAGGAAAGGAAAGCGCAAGAGCAACAGGCGAAGGTCGTGCAGACCTGGACCAAGCGGCTCG